AGAAATATGAGTATGAGCGGCGGACCGGGGAGCTGGTCAGTGAGGAACAGTTCCGGATGCTGACCGGGGTGACCTGGTTCTGCGAGGGGATGAAGTGGCAGGATCGCCGGAAGGTTCTCTTTGAGGTGTGCGGTGTGGCCACAGACAGCGAGATTATGGCTGGGGCGCCCCAGTTCGCCGAGCTGGCCGCCGCCATGGGCCGGCTGACCCTGGACGATTTTAAAAAGAAGCTTCAGGCGGAACGGAAGGGCCTGTCTGGGGCTCGGAATGAGATGCCCGCCCGGCTGGATGAGTGCAAGAAGACGGCGGACGAGCTGGCCCGGCTGGATTTTAAGTCCATCCGGGACCATCGGAACGAGACGGCCTTCCGGCTGGAGCAGCTGCAGAGCGAGCTGGTGAAGCTTGGCCACGGCGCACTGCTGGACAGCAAGCGGAATGAACTTACCTCTGTGAAAAACCAGCTGGCGGCCCTGATCAACGAGAACAGCAGCCACCGGCAGAGTCAGATGGTTCCGGTGGAGGACAAGCGGCCCTCTATGAGAGCGGCGCTGGATAAGGCCAAGCGGGAGTTGCTGCGCTGGTCTCAGCTGGCGGCCAATGAGAAGGCGCTGATGGAGGATTTGCTCGGAAAGATCCAGGACTGCCGACAACGCTGGGCGGTCGAGGATGCTCGGGTCTTTGCCGGCGCTGCCTGCCCTACCTGTGGCCAGAGTCTTCCCGCAGAAGCTCAGGAGGCCGCCCGGACCAGCTTTGAGGCCGAGGTATCCCGCCGGAAGCAGGACGCGATTGATACGGCCAACCGGGAAAAGGCCAACCTGGCGGCGGCCAAGGAACGCCGGGAGCAGTACATCAACGACGCGGTGGCGGCAGAAAACGAGGCGGCCCGGCTGGAGGCAGAACTGGCGGACTATGTGCCCGAGGCGGCGCCTGAGATCACTGACCTGCCCGGCTATGTCCAGCGGGCGGCCGAACTGGAGGAGCAGATCCGGGGGTTGGAAGATGATGTGACCCGCCTGGAGGGCGAGTCCACAGCCATCCGGGACGAGATCAACGACAAGGTAGTCGGCCTGCGCCGGGAGCTGGATGAGCTGGACCGGGAGTTGGGCCGTGAGGCTGTGCTGGATTTCACCCAGAAGCGGATGGACAAGCTGCGGGAGGACGCCAGGAAGGCTGGGGAGAAGCTGGAGGCGCTGGACAAAATGCTGTTTCTGTGCGACGAGTTCACCCGCTATAAGGTCCGGTTCATTGAGGACAGCATCAACGAGCGGTTCGGGCTGGTCCGTTTCCGGCTGTTCCAGGAGCAGGTCAACGGCGGCCTGGCCGACTGCTGCGAGGCCACGGTGGACGGGGTGCCCTACAGCTCCCTGAATAACGGCGCCCGCATCAATGCCGGGCTGGATGTCATCACCGCCCTGTCCGACCACTATGGGGTCCGGGTACCCCTGTTCATTGATAATGCCGAGTCTGTCACCCGGCTGATCGGCGTGGAGACCCAGGTGGTCCGGCTGGTGGTGTCGGAGAGCGACAAAGAATTGAGGTGTGAATATGGGACTTAAAGTAAAAGACCGGGCCAAGCCAAAGATCCCCCCGGTGGAGCCGGGCGTGTACATCGGGATCTGCGTGGGTGTCATCGACCTGGGTGAGCAGTTTTCGGAGAAGTTCAAGAACTACCGCAACGAGGTTCAGTTTGTCTGGGAACTGGTGGGGGAGACGGTGGAGGTGGACGGGGAGCAGAAGCCCCGACAGCTGTCCCGGACCTTCAGCGTGGCCTCCAGCAAAAAGAGTAATCTGCGCGGTTTCATCGGTGGATGGAACGGCATCCAGTACAGTGACGAGCAGTTCGGGGAACTGGACCTGTTCGGCCAGGCCGGGCGGGCCTGCCAGCTGAGCGTGGTGCTGAATGAGACCGGCGAGTACGCCAACGTGGACAGCGTGATCCCGCTCCCAAAGGGAATGCCCGCCCCCACAACGGAGACGCCCCTCATCCTCTGGAATATGGACGAGTGGGACGACAAGGCCTTTGAGGCTCTGCCTGACTGGGCGCAGGAGAAAATCAAGAAGTCCACCCAGTGTCAGAAGGACCACACCCCCACGGATGCCGTGGACTTCGATAAGCCTGCCGAGGTTCAGACTACCCAGGCCGCCTCGTCCACGTCGGCCGCCGGGGGGTGTCCAATTTGAGATTTATTCCCCTGGCCAGCTCCTCCCATGGCAACGCCTATCTGCTGGATGATGGGCAAACCTGCCTGCTCATCGAGTGTGGAGTGAGCTGGAAGAAGCTGCAGAAGCTGACCGGCTTCGGCACCGCAGGCATCGTGGGCTGTCTGATCTCCCATGAGCACAAGGACCATGCCGGATGCTACGGCCAGCTGCTCAAGAACGGCATTCCCGTCTATGCCAGCCGGGGGACAGCCGAGGCCCTGGAGTGCGACCTGTTTGAGCCCCTGGAGGATAGGGAAGAGGTGGTCATCGGCACCTTCGAAATTAAGCCCTTTCCCACCTTCCACGACGCGGCGGAGCCCATGGGCTTCCTGATCCGCAGCCGGGTGGACGGGGACAAGCTTGTGTTTGCCACAGATACCGTCAACCTGGGGTATCAGTTCCCTGGCGTCAACATCGTGGCCGTCGAGTGCAACTACGATGAAGAAATCCTGGCCCGGGCGGAGCGGATGCCTGAAAAAGTGCGTCACCGGATCCATAACAGCCACATGTCCGTCATGCGGGCCTGTACCTGGCTGTCCCGGCTGGATATGTCCGGGGTGCGGGAGATCTACCTGATGCACCTGTCCGACGCCTGTTCCAACGAGTGGCTGTTCCGGCGGATGGTCCAGGATGTATGCCCCCGGCGGGTACAGGTGATCGTGTGCCCGAAAGAAAGGAGTGAATAAGAATGGCTACTGCGAAAGAGAATGCGTCCGGGATCGCCACGACCGTTCGAGTCCCGGAACCTTTTTTGGAGAAAGTCAAGGCTCTGTCTGCTGAAATTGGTGACAGTCAGAACGGCGTGATGCTTCATCTGATGTTCATGGGCATGAAAGTGTACGAGGGAACTGTTCAAATCAATCTGGATGCTCATCGAAGTACTCGGTAAGGGCACCTTCAATAAAATCGGCCAGTTGTGAATTGATAGAGCGATGTTCCGCTTTTGCAACTTCCTTAATGAGCCGGTATACTTCTTCATCTAATCGAAGGCTGAAAACTGTGGTGTGTCCTGTTTTTTTAAAGTAGCTTTTGTCTGAAATTTTCATAATAGCGCCTCCACATTATTTTGATATTAAAACAATATCACAGTGTAACTTTAAATAATAGAGTTAGAATGATATTATAATAACATCAAAATGATGTTGACAAATAAATAAGTGACGTTATAATGATGTTGAAACAATGTTGAAAGGGGCATCTTTATGAACGCTACTTATGACACCGATTTTTTGTTTGCTGTGGAAGAACTCCAGTTTCGACTTTCGTGCGCAGTCAACGCACTGGATGCGATTCACTGCGCCATGGAGAAAGGGGACGCACCCCCGGAACACTATATCGACGGATTGTTCTGCGCGTATCTCTATCTCTTTAACCTGAACGAAGAGCTTGAAAAATATGTGGATACTTGCTTTGAGGCAAGAAAAAATGACAAGGAGAAAAAATGAACGATATTCAAATTTTTAATAACCCTGAGTTTGGAGAAATTCGGACCGTAGAGGTCGGTGGCGAACCGTGGTTTGTTGGGAAGGATGTAGCGGAAGCACTTGGTTACAAGAATCCGCAAGAATCTATTAGGACCCATGTAGACGACGATGACAAAGGGGTGAGCGAAATTCTCACCCCTGGAGGTCGGCAGAAAGCACCGGTTATCAACGAATCCGGCATGTACAGTCTGGTCCTGTCCAGCAAGCTTCCAACGGCCAAGAAATTCAAACGCTGGGTTACCTCTGAGGTACTTCCGGCCATCCGCAAGCACGGCACCTATGCGGTAGATCAGTTGCTGGAAGATCCTGATCTGGCAATTCAGGCATTTACCGCGCTCAAAGAGGAACGAGCCAAGCGTAAAGCCCTTGAAGCTCAGAGAGAGTTGGACCAGCCCAAGGTGTTGTTCGCAAACGCGGTGGCCACGGCCAAGACCTCGATTCTTGTGGGTGAGCTGGCCAAGGTTTTAAAGCAGAACGGCGTAGATGTTGGACAGAACCGGCTGTTTACCTGGCTGAGAGACAACGGATATTTGATCCGGCGGAGTGGGAGCGACTACAATATGCCGACTCAGAAGGCAATGGAAATGGGCCTGTTCGAAATCAAGGAGACCGTGGTGGCCCACGCCGACGGACACACCGACACCAAGAAAACGCCCAAGGTAACTGGTCGGGGGCAGCAGTATTTCATAAACAAATTTCTTGGTACTTAAACTGCGAGCGGCGGGGCTGGGGCGTCCTGGCCCCGCCATTTGATAGGAGGTGGTTGGTTGGCTGGCCGAAAACGGAAAACGGGCATCGAGTTCTCCGGCTGGGACGTGGATGTGTTCGATGACCCGAAGATAGAGCGGCTGATCGACGAGAAGGGCATCCAGGCATTCGTGGTGTTCTTCTGCGTCTGCCAGAGGATCTATGCCACCAACGGCTACTTCATGCCCTGGAGCGCCGAGAACGCCCCTGGGATCAAGCGAATGATCGGCGGCGGGATCGACAGCAAATTCGTCGTGGAAGCGGTGGACTTCTGCCTGGATGTCGGGTTGTTCGTTTCCGAAATCTTTGCGGAGTACGGCGTCCTGACCAGCAAAGCAATCCAGAAGAATTACGCCGTTGTGCTGCCGCGGAGACGCCGAAAAGAGGTGGCCGCCGAGTACTGGGTGGCACCCGAGAAGGATAGCGGCGGGGCGGTGCCTGTGCCCCTGACAGAACTGGAATAATTCTATTTGCTGTCAGCAAAAGCCTATTTGTAGCAAGCAAAAGACCATTTGCTGTCCGCAAATGACACATAGTTATAGTAAGAGTAAGAGTTATAGTAAGTACTCTATAACCTATACCCTCTACTACTATCGGGGGGGGCGCGCTACTGGAAGTCTTACAGTAGAAGAACAGGGAGGACCCCTTCGGCTGCCCGCCCCCCATTGAGGAGATTTTTGAGATGACCAAGGATGAAATGAACGAAGCCTGGAGACTGATCGGCGCCTATAAGAGGGGCGACAAGAGGATGAAGGACCAGGAGTTGTTGAGAGCGTGGTATCTGGCCCTTGCTCCGTACCAGCTGGCAGACGTGAAAGAGGCGATCATCTCACATTTCCGGGAGAGCGGCTTTTGGCCCGACGTGGCTGAGATCGTCCGCAAGCTCCCAGAGATCCCCGGTGCAGGCAGGGAGAAGCGAGAGAACGTCGATCCTGGTTTTGCGCGGCAGGCTCGGTGGGTCAGAGAGTTTCACGACAGGCTGTATTCCGCGCTCCGAGCCTATAACCTTCCGACCTCAGAAGAAGCAAAGCAGGAAGGCGTTACATTTCCGGCGTGGCATAAGATGCTCGAAGCGAATGGGATTGATACCGGTGATCTGCTTGTAGAGGCCTGGAAGGCGTCCGAACAGGAACCGGCTGCCCCAGCGGTGTGACCCATGGCCAAGCGCGGTAAGAACGTCTGGTACACCATCTGGGACGCTGCCACCGACGAGGTTCTGGCCTTCGGGGACGGCCCCACCTGCGCCCGGATGCTGGGAACGAGCCTCGGGAGCTTTTACAGCACCGTGAGCCGGGTGGTCAGCGGGGAGTATAGGTGCTGGGTGGTTTTGAAGGAAATCATTGAGTGAACATTTGAGGAGGACAACAAAATGCCTAACTGTAACATTTGCCACCAGCCGGTGGACAAGGGCTTGGTGCACCATTCGGACTGCTGGGAGAAAGCGGTCAATGACATGAGCCAGAAGTTTTGCGACGACTACTGCCGTTGGCCCAGGGAGGTCAAGGACGAGGACGGCCTGGAGGAGCTGCACTTCGCCAGCTGCCCGTTGATCCAGGTACTGAACCTGGGACTGTGAGGTGCGGGATGAAAGAAAACGTTCTGGAGCGCATGGAGCGTATTGACGCCAAACAAAAAATGGCTGATTTTCAGGTGAAAATGAATATGGACTATGCGTTCAAAAAGAAATACGCGGCAATCCGAGCCAAGGAATTCGCCGCCGAGTGTGACCGTCGCGGCCTGAATTACCACGTCAGCGTTGGCGGGCTGGATAGCATCACCCTGCTGTTGTTCCTTCGATCCCTGCGCATCGATGCGCCGGCTATCAGCGTCAGTTTCCTGGAGGACATCAGCATCCAACGAATTCATCGCCAGCTCGGCGTGGAGTGCCTGAAGCCGCTGAAACGGGAGGACGGCACATTTTGGACGAAACCGAAGGTCATTCAGGAATTGGGTTTCCCTGTTCTGTCGAAAGAGCTGGCTTCAAAAATCGAACTTCTTCAAAATCCAACGGACAAAAATAGGACAGTCCGCCACGCCATTATTACCGGAGAGACCGGGGCGTATGGCGGAAATCAGAAAAACAGCCGTATGAAGATGTCCCAGAAGTGGCTGGAGCTGTTCGGCGGCTATGAGAATGATACTGAGGGAACTAACTACAAGACGCCTGACTTCCTGGTTTCCTCAAAATGCTGCTACTACCTGAAGGAGCGGCCATGTGACCTGTGGGCAAAGGAGCACAATAGCGTCCCTTATCTGGGCTTAATGGCATCTGAAGGAGGGCGGAGAGCCAAGAGTTTGAAAATCAACGGGTGCAACTACTTCGGCGCGTCTACTATCCGCTCTGCCCCGTTCGCTATTTTCAACCGTCAAGACATTTTGCAGCTGGCACTTGATCTGGAAGTGCCTGTTCCGGAGATCTACGGAGAGATTGTCCGAGACCCGAATGGGACGCTGCGGACTACCGGTGCCCAGAGGACTGGCTGCGCTATGTGCGGCTTTGGTATCCACATGGAAAAGCGGCCCCATCGGTTTGATCAGCTCCGGCGGAGAAATCCGGGAGAGTGGGAGCATCTGATGTATCACTTGTGCAAGGATGACGCAGGAAACGATTACGGCTGGGGGAAGGTCCTGGACTACATAGGCGTGAAATGGGAAGACATCCCGGAGGAGAAGAAAAATGTGTGAGCAAAATAATATCTGCGTATTCTGCGACCACGCCGGGATGCGGGATGATATTTGTGGTATATACTGCGTGGGCGGGTTCTGGAAGAAGTCCGACGGCACCTGTGATCACTACAAAGAGCATCAGACGGGAACAGCTCCGGCGCGCAGAACGAGTCAGGAGGAACTGGTTAAAGCCCTCCGCCAGATGGGCGTCCTGACCGGCGGCCTGATGTGCGTCGGCTGCGGCCACGAGCACAACTGTGGAATCCACGGGTGCGCTGTCATCAAGGCTGCGGCAGACGCTCTGGAAACTCAGGCGGCGGAGATTGAGCGGGTGACGAAGGAACGGAATCTCTCTCGGGAGGTCGCAGAGGAAATCGCATCCGATTTTATCGACTATGTGACCGGAGGAGTGCCTAACTCCGCCCCTTACTGTGCAAACAGAAGGCCGGAATGCACGAATAGCCGTGGCTGGTGCGATGGGAATAACGCCGTGTGCAAGGGTTTTTTCCCGAAGGCGGCGAGAGGGCCGAAAAAGGAGGCGTGAGCATGGAGAGACTGACCATTGAAGAACTGATTGCCCATTGTAACCGGCAACTTGATCGGATTCCGAGCGGCAACAAGATATATCAGGAACATGAATCTGTTCGATCCTATCTCCAGTTACTACGGCACTTTATGGACACCGGCCTGGAGCCAGAGGAGATCATCGAACTGAAAGCTAGGATGGAGGGGCTGGAGAAATGAGTATATTAAGCCGGATGATTGCCTGGGTAGAAAAGGCGAAACATTGGATGTCCCGTGAGTGTTGCTACGATGAAATGGAAGAAAAGGGCTACGCCTCGCAGGGAAAATGTTGTGGCCTGATGGGTGGTGACAAGTGGTCGGACAATACGATGTATATGTGTATTGACTGCCCACATTATGTCACGATTATAGGAGGAAACGATGGAACGTCTTACAGATAAGAGAATGAGAGGGGAAGGATTTATTCCTGTTGACCCTAAAGAATATAAGGAAATTATGCGTCAAGAAAAACCGACTGCAAAACAAATCTATCGGCGGTTACTTGAAATCGAGGACATCCTGGGCGACGAGTACGACCTTGACCGTCTCCGTGAGCTGGCCCAGGCATACCGGGAGGGGCGCGTGAAGATTGTAAAACGACCGCCGGAGGGCGCGAACTGCGGGCATTGCGCTGACTTTATCCGCGAGGCGGGAACGGCGCACGGTATGTGCCGAACACAGAAGCGGAAACGAAATAAGAACGGAGAGTTTCGCTATGTGAGTCAGAGCACACATGCGTGTTCTGCTTTTCGCGAGGAGGCCGAGGCGGCGCTGGAGGCGCAGAAAGGAGCGGAGCATGAACGAGATTGAGAAGGCTATACAGTGGTTTGAGAAAAGCCTTGTTGGTTCGATGGCCCTTAGAGATTACGAACTTACTAATATTTGCAAAACTTCTCTTGCTGCCCTCCGCGAGAAGCTGGAGAGGCAGCAGAACGAACCGCTGACCATCGAGGAGCTGCGGGAGATGGACGGGGAGCCGGTGTGGGTTTCCTGCAAGCCGATTGAGGGCGGAAACGGATATTGGTGTTTATGTCGAGGCGGGACGATAACTACCCCAGCGGCATCGGTTTATGTCGCAGAAGAAATTCCACATTGGGTATTATATCGTCGGCCGCCGGAGGAGGGAGAGGACAGCTGATGTGTATGTATAAACGAGAGGACGGGTCTTGCGCATATCGTTCTTGTGCGGCGGTTACAGAATATTGCGTTGAAGGGCCATGTGATGACGAAGTCCTCACCAACGCCGACCGCATCCGGGCCATGAGCGACGAGGAGCTGGGTGCATTTCTTGGCGATTGGGCGGAAAGGCATTTGTGCTGGATAATGGACGGGAGTGGCGAGGCGTTGGCGTGGCTCCAACAGCCAGCGGAGGAGGGCTGACCATGTCAGATTCGAAAAAACCACTGATAACAAAAGAGCAACTCGAGGAGGCAAGGCACAAAGGCTGTAGCGTATATGGATACTTTAAGGCGTTTTGCGATCTGAACGAGTGCTGCGAGCATTGCAACAAGCGAGTGAAGCTGATATGCAAAATCAAGTCCTGGCTTGAAGAAATGCAAACAAGAATCATTCTAAAAGCGTGTAAGCCAGCGAAGGAGACAGCCCATGAAGATTGAAACGGCGCTGAAGAAGGTCCGGGAGGAGTACGAGCGGGCGGTCAAATTGGAATTTGTGAGAGATCCGGTGGCTTATGCCCTGTTCCAAGTCTGGAAAGAAGCGGACGGGAAGGGTGAACAGCATGGATGAATTGAAACCGTTGCGCACCTGCGGAGAGTGCAATAACTTCTGGGGATGTGGCGATGATCGTGCAGATTAAGCATGAAAGCAGACATATCGACTGGGTACAGAATTTTGAGAGCGTGGAGGAGGCGAGGAGATTTGTCTAAACAGAGTGGCTTTGCAATCCGGCAGCAATTGCAGAGGGGTGAGGAGCTTCGGAGGGCAGAGAGGGCCACGAGACAGTTCGAGGTGGATACATGGCAGATCGCCCTGGCCAGATATCCCAAGCTGGACCTTGGGTATCAGCGGATCATGGAGATCACGGAGCTGGCCGAACAGGTTAGGGTGGAGTACCGGGGAGCCATTGAGAAGGGGCCGGAACGTGACGTCTGCCGGCATCATCTGGACGAGGAGCTGAAGCAGATCATGGGCAAAAAGCAGGACGAGCTGATCCCGTTTGAGCAGAGATATCCGGAGCTGAAACGGGACAGCTATGAGGGGAGGCGGCGGAGATGATGGAGCAGTGTAAGGACTGCGCCTACTGGCGGTCTTCTTCGGCAACCAGCCGGACGGCGGACTGGTGCTGCCACTACATGCTGGACGAGGGGAAGATGAAGCGGATAGAAGGCGACCGGTGCCTCTCTGCGGCGCCAAAGGGCAGCCGAAAGCGGAAACGGTCCTTCGATGTGCCGGGGGCGCAGCAGGGATTATGAACGGAGAGAAAACAGTGAGCAAACCCAGATACGATTGGTGGCCCTACGTCAAGGGCATGATCCGGCGGTATCCGGAGCTGGCCCGGGAGTATGAGGACCTGCACAGCCAGGCCATCACCCAGGCCTACACCGGGATGCCGGGCGGCGGGGGAGACGGCAGGGCCATGGAGAGCGTGGCCATCCGGGAGCTGCCCGGCATTCACCAGAGGGAGTATGAGGCGGTCCGCCGGGCCATTGCCGCTACGGAGCGATACCCCAACGGCCGCAGCCGACTGAAGGTGGTTAAGCTGGTCCTGTGGGACCGGAGCCATACTCTGGAGGGGGCGGCGCTGATGGTGCCGTGCCATCCGGTAACTGCGGCAACGTGGCATGGAGACTTTATCAAGCTGGTGGCGAAGAATTTTGGCCTTATGGATGAGTGACTATCCCAGAGCCAAAAATCTGTGGTAGAGTGATACCATCAGAGTGTCGGGTGGGGCTTACCCGCCTCTGGTCCTCCTTGTCCATAGCCCCGGGCGCTCTCACCCGGGGCACATATGCCGCGAAGTCCGAGAGGTCGGAGCGGTAGGCTGGGGCCAAGCCATTAACCCCAACATGGCCCGAGAGGGCCATATGCGGCAGATGGTTCAGGTGGGTGAAACTCCCAAGTAGCCGGTTCAATCCCGGCAGGCCGCACCAATATGGAGTCGTCATCGAGAGGTGGCGGCTCTTTTTATACACAAAATGACTGAGAGGTGGTGAGCGTGGCGCGATTGACCGACAAGCAAAAGAGATTCGTAGAAGAGTACCTGGTGGACCTGAATGCCACGCAGGCCGCCATTCGGGCTGGGTACAGCGAAAAAACGGCCCGTTCTCAGGGACAGCGCATGTTGACAAATGATGACATTCAGACAGAAATACAAAAAGCGATGGAAGAGCGGTCTGCGCGAGTGGAAATTACCCAGGATCGTGTAGTGGCCGAACTGGTCAAAATTGCCTTTGCTGACCGTGGAGCTTTTGCCCGCGTGGCCCGGGGGGGCCGTGTTGTTGAGCTGACTGACACAGATGAACTCGCGGAAGACCAGAGGGCGGCGCTGGCAGGAGTGGAAGAAACCAAATTCGGCATCAAGGTCAGTACGTACGACAAAGTGCGGGCCCTAGAGCTTCTGGGCAAGCACCTGGGCCTCTTTGACGGCAAGGGCGGCCAGGGCGCTGGGCAGGAAAACAACCTGCTGAGCGTCATCACAGCGGCCGCAGAGGGGGACATGGACACGGATGATCTACCAGAAGTTGAGTAAGCGCCAGTTGCTGACGCTGACCTGGTGGGCTCGCCCAGCCTTTAAAAACAGAGACGCCATCATCGGCGACGGCGCCATCCGCTCCGGTAAGACCGTGTGCATGGCCAACGGCTTCGTCCTGTGGTCCATGGCCCGGTTCAGCGGCCAGACCTTCGCCATCTGTGGAAAGACCATTGAGTCCCTGCGGCGCAATGTCATCCTGAATCTGCGGGATTGGGTACCGTCTGAACTCCAGATCACCGAGCGTCGGGCGGAAAACAAGTTGGTGATCTCGGATGGCTGCGGCCGGGAGAATACCTACTTCCTCTTCGGCGGGCGGGATGAATCGAGCTATTCTCTCATCCAGGGCATCACTCTGGCCGGCGTACTGCTGGACGAGGTGGCCCTCATGCCTCGCTCCTTCGTGGAGCAGGCCGTGGCCAGATGCAGCGTCCCCGGCTCCAAGCTGTGGTTCAACTGTAACCCAGCAGGGCCGGAGCACTGGTTCTACAAAGAGTGGGTGTGCAAGGTTAAGGAGCGTAACGCCCTGCACCTGCATTTTACCATGGCGGACAACCTGGCTCTGGCACCTGAGATCAGGCAGCGCTATGAGCGGATGTACTCCGGCGTCTTCTATCGCCGCTACATCCTGGGGGAATGGTGCCTGGCCGAGGGCCTGGTCTACGAGTTCGACAAGGACAAGCACACCACCCGGGAAATCCCCGCTGCTGGCCGATATTACATTTCCTGCGACTACGGAACCCTAAACCCCTTTTCGGCGGGGCTGTGGTGCGTGGCGGACGGTAAGGCCACCCGCATCCGGGAGTACTACTACTCGGGCCGGGACAGCGCCCACCAGAAGACCGACGAGGAGTACTACACCGAGCTGGAGAAGCTGGCGGAAGAGCTGCCGGTTGAGCATGTGGTGGTGGACCCGTCGGCGGCCAGCTTTATCACCACCATCCGGCGGCATGGCCGGTTCTCTGTGCGCAAGGCTCGGAACGAGGTGCTGGACGGCATCCGGCTGACCTCCGTTCTGCTGCGCGCGGGGCGGTTGCTGATCCACGAGGACTGCAAGGACGCCATACGTGAGTTTGGCCTCTACTGCTGGGACGACCGGGAGGACAAGGCCCAGGTGGACAAGCCGCTGAAAATCAACGACCACGCCATGGACGACATCCGATATTTTTGCAGTACCATCCTGCGGCGGGAGCTGCGGGACATTCCGGAACTGAGGGGAGTGGAACCCGATGAATAAAATCAAAGCATGGTTCTTTGGCCGTTTCCTGCCCTCCTGGTGCCGGGAATCGCTGATGGATGATAACACACGCCTGGTCGAAAAAGTCCGGGCACAGAGCCAGGAAATCGCCCGGCTGAACGCCTATATCGACGGGATGCACGCGGCTCTGCGCCGCCAGCCCCGCATTACCATCAGCGCCAAGGAGGTGAGCCGCAGTGGGCATCCTGAGCGCACTGTTTGACAACAAGACCTATAACTTCGAGCAGGCCTTCGGGGTGAATGACATCACCTCCAAGAGGATGAAGGCGGCCATCAACGACTGGTACGGCCTGTACTACCGGCAGGATGCCGACAAAGAGGAGGACCCCTGCCAGCGGATCCCTGTGGCCATCGTGTCCAAGCTGACCAAGACGGCCTTTTCGGAGTATTCAGCGACCACGGCCAAGGATTCTGGAAACGAGTATGTCGAACAAATCCTTGCCGCCCTGGATAGCGCAAGGAAAAAGGCCGTACAGCAAGCGCTCATTGGCGGGCTGTGCTTTTTGAAGCCGATCTTCTCCACACCGCTGCATTTCACCGTCATTTCCCGAAACAATATGCTGATCTTGGCCCGGGACGATACGGGGGTCGTGACCTCTGTCGGCACGGCGGAGCGGACGGTGGAGGGCAAGGACTACTACACCCTCCTGGAGCGCCGCACGGTGGACCAATACGGGCGCCTGACCATCCAGAGCAAGCTGTACCGGTCCCGGGAGGCCGGCATACTGGGCGTGGAGGTGCCGCTGAACACCCTGAACAAGTACGCCGATCTGTCGCCGGAGCTGCTTCTCCCTGGGGTGGGCAGCCTGGGCCTGATCCCGGTGCGGACGCCCCTGGAAAACTGCGTGGACGGAAGTCAGGACGCCGTGAGTGTGTTCGCTCCGGCGGTGGGCCTGATCCGCAACATCAACCGCAACGAGGCCCAGATCAACCAGGAGTTCGAGAACGGGAAAAGCCGGATCATCGCCTCGGCTGACATGCTGGCCAAGAACCAGGCTACCGGCCGCCGGGAACTGAAGGACGACCTGTTTGTGGGTGTGGACGACGACCCTGAGGCGGTGGGCATCACCATCTTCTCGCCCGCCTTCCGGGAACAGTCCTTCCTGGCTCGCAAGACCGAATATCTCAGGAATGTTGAAAGTCTCATCGGCCTGAAGCGCGGCATTCTGTCCGAGGTGGAGGCGGCGGAGCGGACAGCCACTGAGGTCACTTCCTCCGCTGGCGACTACAATCTCAGCATAATCGAATTTCAAGAGATGTGGGAGACCGCCGTCCGGGAGGCCGTCCGGGTCTGCGAGGCCCTGGGACGGCTGTACAAGGTCTATTCCGGCCCCGCCATCGACCCGGAGAAGGACGTGGTCATCGACTGGGGCAACGGTATTTTGTTTGACGAAGACAAGACCTGGGCGGATTACATGGCCATGGTGGCCGCCGGTATGATCCGGCCCGAGATCGCCCTGGCCTGGAAGTTCAACCTCCCGTGGGAGACGCCGAAGGACCTGGCCAAAATCCGGGAGAAGTACATGCCAGAGCTGCAATCTATGACCGACGGCGAGGACGGTGAGGAATAATGCTCACCCCGGAACAGATCGCCGCTCTCCGGGAGGCCGCCGGGCGGATCGCCGACCCGATCAACGACTTCCTGCTGGACGACATCGCCCGGCGCATCTCTGAGGCCGGCCAGCTGACCAGCACGGCGTGCTATGAAGTCTGGCGGGCCCAGCAGCTGGGCATGAGCCAGCGGGAGATCAAAAAGCGGCTGCAGAAGATCCTGAATGTCTCCAACCGGGAGCTGCGCCAGCTGCTAACCCAGAGCGCCGAGGTGGGTTATGACTTCGATATCAAGCGGCTGCCGCACGTTCAGGCTGTACCCTTTGCGAAAAACGAAGCCCTCCAGCAGATCGTGGCCGCCGCGGTGGAGCTGGCCCAAGAGGACTTCACGAACTTAACCCAGACACTTGGCCTCATCGACCCATACGGCAAGGCGCTGCCCCTCCAGGATGCCTACCGCTCCTGCATGGACTACGCCTTCAAGCAGGTGTTCACCGGGGCGGCGGACTACAACACCGCCATCCGGGGGGCCTGTAAGAACCTGGCCGAGCGGGGTGTGCTGACCATCGACTACCAGAGCGGCGTCCACACCTCCCTGGAGGCCGCCGTCCGGCGGAACATCATGGGCGGCCTGGGTCTGATGCAGGAACAGATCACCCAGCGCAACCACGACGACCTGGGCTGTGACGGCTGGGAGATCTCCGCCCACGCCAACAGCGCACCAGACCACGAGCCGATCCAGGGGAAGCAGTACAGCGACGCGGCCTACACGGCCCTGAACAACTCCCTGGTCCGCCGCATCGGAACGCTGAACTGCGGCCACGCCGCGTTTCCAATCATAATGGGCGTCAACAGCCCACAGTACACCCAAGAGGAGCTGGCCAAGTTCCGGGAGGACAACGAGCAGGGCATTACCTACCAGGGGAAGCACTACACCGGCTACGAGGCCACTCAGATGCAGCGGAAACTGGAGCGCTCCATGCGCACCCAGAAGCGGCGCATCCTGGTGGACGAGGCAGCAGGGGACAAGGAGAAGCTGCTCACCGACCAGATCAAGCTCCGGCGTTTGAGCGAGGAGTACAAGCGCTTTTCCAAGGCAGCTGGCCTGCGGACCCAGAACGAGCGGGCCCAGGTGACCGGGTTTGGGAGAGGGCAGGCGGCCAGGGCAAAATCAGCGGTTGCAGTTGTACAAAAACGTGCTACAATAGACACGAAACGACCAGTAAGTGAGGATTCCGCCGTGCATCATGTAACACGAATTGATATCGACAAATACCGTTGCGTCTCTGAGAATATTACAACAGATGAAGTGATTATCACAGATGAGCGCATTCAGCATATCAAAGATCGCCACCCAAATGATTTTGAACGGTATGAGCGGTATTTGGTTAAAATCATCGAGGAGCCAGATTATATTCTGGAATCCGATTTGCCACATACGGCATTCTTGCTGAAAGAAATTGTAGATGCCGACGAGCGGTTCCAGCTTATTCTGCGGTTAAAAGTAACTGGCGACCCGGAAGGGTATAAAAATTCAGTGATTACATTCTTGAAAATCAGCGAAAAGAAATGGAAGAAATATCTCAGAAACAAGAATGTGCTTTACAAACGAGAATAAACAGGATATAATCTAACTAGAATAAGATGGTTATTTGAGGTGGAAATTTCGTGTCGCCACGCGCCACATGCTTTCGGGCAATGGGCAAAAGAAATGCAGGGGAATGGCACGCCTGCCAAATAACCAACCTTATGGGAGCCACCTTCGGGTGGCTCCTCTTATATCCGGATTAAACCACCAACCTTCTTGGACGGTGGTTTTCTTATATCCAAATTGCGAGGTGGACCATGCTAAAGCTTTACCTCACCATGAAGGTGGTCGGCGGATTTGTCTGGCTGTCGTTGCTGGCTGTGGGCCTGACTTTCCTGGTGATCAACCACTTCAAAAAGTAAATTGTTGATTGAAGCAGCTGAAAGGCTGCTTTTTTCATACCTATCTGGCCTGCCCGCGGGCCTAACAAAGCGGGGCGGCAGGAGCTGGCGACCTCCTAAAACGCCTAGCCGTGAAAGGACACCAAATGAAAACTGAGTTTCTGCAGAATCTGAAAATCGGCGACCAGCCCCTGACCAAGGAAATCATCGACGCCATCCTGGCTGAGAACGGCAAGGATATCGAGACGGCCAAGAAGCCCTTTGCGGACTACGAGTCCATCAAGGAACAGCTCAAGACCGCCAAGGAAGGTCTGGCAGCTTTCAAGGATGTGGACGTGAAGGACCTCCAGGGCCAGATCGCCACCCTGACCGGCCAGCTGACCACCAAGGACCAGGAGTGGCAGGCCAAGCTGGACGGCATGGCCTTCGACGGCAAGGTCAAGGACGCCATCGCCACCGCCAAGGGTAAGTCCGTCAAGGCTATCCTGGGCGAACTGGCCGACCAGATGGACACCCTGCGCCAGTCCAAGAACCAGGACGCCGACCTGAAGGCAGCCATCGAGGCGCTGAAGAAGGACAACGGCTACCTGTTCGACGATGGCAATGTGCCGCCCAAGTATGCCCCCGGCCCTGGCGTCACCCCGCCCCCCGCGGGCGAACCTACCTCTCTCGTCGGCGCACTGAGAGAGAAGTACAACACGAAAGGATGATTTGATTTATGGCTATTACTCTGGCTGAAGCTAAGGTCGGCATGGCCGACAAGGTTGTCCAGCAGGTCATCGACACCTTCCGGCGCAGTTCTCTGCTGCTGGATCGCCTGACCTTCGACAACTGCATTTCCCCCGGCACTGGCGGTTCCACTCTGTCTTACGGCTACATGCAGCTGAAGACCCCCAGCACCGCCGCTATTCGTACCATCAACACCGAGTACACCCCCGGTGAGGCCAAGCGTGAGAAGAAGTCCACCGAGGCCGTGATCCTCGGCGGTTCCTTCCAGGTTGACCGCGTGATCCAGAACACCTCCGGAGCCGTCGATGAGCTTGGCTTCCAGGCCGAGCAGAAGATCAAGGCCACCGCAAACGAGTTCCACAACCTGGTCATCAACGGCTGCGCGGCGTCCAGCGGCACCGGTTACAAGACCGGCACCTTCGACGGTCTGCGCAAGCTGCTGGCAGGTACCTCCAACGAGATCACCTGTGATACCAGCCTGACCACCTCCGCCGAGCTGGACAGCAACTATAACGCCTTCCTGGACGAGATGGACGGCGTTCTGGCGCTGATGGACGGCCCGGCCTCTATGCTGCTGATGAACGGTTCCATGTTAATCAAGCTGCGCTCCATCGCTCGCCGCGCCGGTTACTACGAGCGCAGTAAGGATGATTTCGGCCGTGTGGTCGAGACCTACGGCGGCGTCCCCATGGTGGACCTGGGTAAGTACTTCAACGGCACCAAGACCGTGGACGTTGTGGCCACCTCTGATCCCACTACCACCGCCTTTGGCACCACCGCCCTCTTCGGCGTTAGCCTGGGCCTGGACGGTTTCCACGGCATTTCTCCCACCGGCACCGGCGTGATCAGCTCCTACATGCCCGACATGAACGCTCCTGGCGCGGTGAAGAAGGGCGAGGTCGAGCTGGTGGCTGGTGTGGCGCTGAAGTCCACCCTGAAGGCCGTCACCCTGAAGGACATTCCTATTACCCCCAAGGTATCTGCCGGTTGATTGAGGAGGTGAGTCGCCCATGGTGACCTACGAGTTTTATAGATCCGCCTACCTGGGCGGCTCCATCCCTGAGGCTGACTTCCCCCGTCTCGCCCGCCGGGCGGGGGAGCAGTTGGCCCGGTACAAGCGGGTCTACACCGTCACCGCCCCGGCGGCGGACAGCGAGGACATGGCCGTGTGCGCCATGGCGGAGGCCCTGTACGGCTTCGAGCTGATCGCCAACGGGGAGGGCGGCCCCGTGCAGTCCGCCTCCATCGGCTCCGTGTCGGTGGGCTACGGCTCCGGCGGCTCCCAGGCGGTGGACATGACCCCCGCGGGCCAGGCCAAAGAGCTGTACCGCACCGCCTGCCTGTACCTGGAGATCTACCGGGGGGTGGGCTGATGGTAGCTGTTAAGCGACGCCGCTCTCCGGTGGACTACCGGCTCTGTAACCAGACCGTGACCGTCTACCACTGGGACAAAAAGGAGACCTTCACCCGGACGGTGTTCCACCGGGCCTTCCTGGACTTCCGCAAGACCCAGAATGTGGACAAGACCGGCGGCCGGGAGGTCAACTCCTTCCTGCTGGTCATCCCCTGCGAGACTCAAGTGGTCTTCGTGGGGGACAAGGTCATGCTGGGGGAGGGACCGGAGATCAACACGGTGGCGGCCTGGAGGGGATTCATCCCGTCCGAGGTCCCCGGCTTGGTGGTGGTCCAGTATGTGGACCCCAAGTACTGGGGCGACCAGCTGGTCCATGTGGAGGCGGGCGGATGATATGGCGATTGTCGGCGAAATCAAAGTAGCTATGAAGCCTGTGGAGGCCATCTTAAAGGCAAAGGGCCTTGATGTGACAGGCGATGTGCAACAGCAGCACACGGCCAATGTTCTACGCCGGATCGTGCGGTATATGCCGTACCGTACCGGAGCCACAATCAAGCTGACGCAGGAACAGTCTCCAGTAAGCAAGCCCTATATCAACACATTCACTCGTTACGCCCGTTACCTCCATGAGGGCAAGGTTATGGTGAACGCCGCGACTGGAAAGGGCCCAGGTTACATCCCTAATGTCGGCTACAGATACAGGAAGGGAACAAAGCTGAAAGCCACCGACAGGCCGTTAAAGTATACCCTAACCAAGAACGAAAAGGCCGGACCTAAGTGGGGCGAACAGCTGATGGAGGCCGAGGGTGACGCCATGCTTGAAGAGCTGAAAGAGTATGTCCGTGGGAGGGCCGACCGATGAACGCATTAGAAAAAATCCGTGAATGGGTGAAGACCTATCCCGGCTTTGGAATTCTGAATGATTTCCAGATTGACTACACCGACCAGGTACCGAACACCGCCGGCATGTTCCCTGACGGACTGGTGGAGGTATCCAGGCGCCGTGACATCAACGGTAATGTCACGGTCGTGAACCAGTACAATTTTGCCATTCATTACCTTTTTGAGAAAGCGCCTGGAGATGATGAAGGGGCGAAGATTAACGCCGATTGGGTATCCGAATTCCAGGAATGGGTCCAGACTCAGAGCGTTATGGGGCTTGCCCCTGTATTTGGTGATCGACCCCGCCGAGAGGTCATCAAGGCCCAAAACGGCGCACTGTACGAAACGGACAGAGAAGGCACGGCGCTCTATGTCGTGCAGCTGTCCGTCCAATTTGTGAAGAAATATGGGAGAGTATAAAAATGCCTGAAAACACTTTTAACACCCCAGCTGGGCAGACTGTCGAGCGTGAACTTCTGGTGGCTCTGCTGAACACCGGCACTTCTGCTGCCCCCGTGTGGAGCCCATTCGGTACCGGCGTGGAGGACAGCTCCATGGAGTACGATTGGCAGGATGAATCCAAAAAGGACATCCTGGGCAACACCAAGACCACCATGCGCAAGCCAATTATCAAACAGAGCTTTGAGCCCTGCGAGCTGGACGAGGGTGACGAGGCCCTGAAGAAGATCTGGGAGCTGGCCGTCAAGGAACAGAATGCTGCCGCCCTGTGCAACATGGATGTTCTGATTGTCCATCTGTACTCTGGAACCGCCGCGGCTGCCTTTGCTGAGCGTTACCCCGCTTCTATGGTCAAGCCTACTGGCCTGGGCGGCGAAGGCGGCGGCTTCGTGGGTATGCCAATTGAAGTTACCTGCGGCGGCAAGCGCGCCGTGGGCACCTGCTCAAAGGCTGACGGCACCTACACTTTCACCGAGGATACTGACGCCTAACAAGGAGGACCAGCATGAAAGAACTTTCTTTTGCGACTGGCCTTGTCTCCTACAAGGTCAATGGTGGGGCTGAAATCATTTTCAACCCCACCGACACCGAATTTTCCAAGAAGATCATGGGCATCTTCCATGATTTGCGCGACAAGCAGGAGGAGTACAGCAAGCTGCTGACCTCCGGCGACAGCATCGATCCTAATGCGGCTCTGGATGATCCTGAGGCGGCCAGTGAGCTGATCAATCAGACGGACGCCATGCTGGACGCCATCGCTCAGATGGACAAGGACATGCGGGTCTCCATTGATACTGCCTTTGGCAAGCCTGGAACCGCTGACGCTGTGTTCGGGGATCTTAGCCTGTACGCCTATGCGGACGGCCTGCCCCTGTGGGCTAACTTCCTGCTGGCTGTCATTGATGAGATGCCCGCCACTGCTGAGAAGCAGGCCCAGCTTACTGACCCCCGCCTGCGCAAGTATGTGGGCAAGTACAGCAGCAAATATCATAACTGAGGGAGGGCGGCGTGAATGTCTTACCTGTTGCCAACAAGCGTGATTGTGTCTGGCGTAGAGTACGCCATCCGCTCCGATTACAGGGCGGCTCTGGATATTCACGCCGCACTCAATGATCCTGATTTAGAGCCTGATGTGAGGGCCTACGAGGTCCTGCATATCTTCTATCCTGAGGCAGATGAAATCCCGCCAGATCATCACCAAGAGGCTGTGGACATGTGCTTTTGGTTCCTTGGAGGCGGGAGGAAACAGCCGCAGAATAAAAAGGCGCCGAAGCTGGTTGACTGGGATAAAGACTTTCCGTTGATCGTCTCCCCTGTCAACAAGGTTATCGGCGGCGAGATCCGCTCAATGAATTATTTGCATTGGTGGACCTTCCTGTCTGCCTACAACGAGATAGGCGATTGCCTATTCTCTCAAATCGTATCTATTCGTGACAAACAGTCCAGAGGTAAGATCCTGGACAAGTCCGACCGGGAGTTCTACCGGCAAAACAAGGACATTATTGACATCAAAAATCCTATGTCTGACCGTGAGGCTGACATTGTGAATAACTGGCTGAGAGGAGGCGGGAGCGATGTCTGACGCTGCGATTACATACAAAACGGAGTTGGACAATTCCGACTTAATCAAGGACCTAAAGAAGGCAAAGCAGGACATCGAGCGCCTGCAAAAGGACGTTGATGCCGGCGCTGAGAAGCGCCTCCCGCTGGCGAAAAGCGTTGAGGATCTCAGCGCCCAACTGGAAACGGCCAAAGCCAAGCTGGCAGGCCTGAGACAAATTCAGGTATTCTCTGATGATGACCTCCCAAAGAAGGCCAAGGAGCTGTCTGACCTCGAAAAAGAGGCGGTAAAGCTCAAAAACGCCATTTCAAGCGCTGAACTCGCCAAGGCTCCAGCCGTTAGCAAGGCGGCTCAGATCCAGGCTGATTTGGATGTAGCAAAGGAACGGCAGAGAGCCAGCGAGAGAAGTGGTGAGATCCTTTCCCCGTCCGCTGCAAAGCGGAATGAGCAGGAAATCACAGCCCTGCAGAAGAAATGGGACGCCGCCATGGACAAGGTGGACGCCTACGATGAAAAAATCAAGGCCGCCACCGCTTCCCTTGAGCGGAACCGCGCCGCCGCCGCTGAGCTGTCCGCTGGAGTAGCGACCGGACAGGAAATCACCGCCGCCGCCGCCAAGGCGGCAAGCCTTGAAGCAAAGCTCCGTGGTGCTACTGACCGGCTGAACCAGGCTGATGTAGCCGCCCAGCACCTTCAGACACATCTTGATGGCAGCAAAATGAAGGCCGCCCAGCTGGAGCAGCGCCTTGCACAGGCGCAGTCTATGCAACCTCTTAATGATGCCATGAAGGGCGCAGAGACCAGAATGTTACGGTTCGGAAAGCGGATGATGGGCCTGATGCGGCGTGTATTCGTGTTCACTGTCATCCTGCAAGCCTTCCGGAAGATCAAGGCGTGGTTCACCGATATTCTGATGCGTAATCAGGAAGCACAGGCCGCCGTGGCCCGTCTAAAGGGCGCCCTGCTGACGCTGGCACAGCCCATGGTGGATGCAGTTATCCCCGCGTTCATTAAGTTTATCAACATTCTGGCTGATGCTGTGGCCATTCTGGCCAATGTATCTTCCCTGTTATTTGGGAAGCGTGTCCAGGACAGTGCAAAGGCCGCAAAGGCCCTCGATAAAGAGGGGAAAGCCATTGCAGGCGTAGGCAAGGCGGCAGACAAGGCCGCCGGTAAGCTGGCCGCCTTTGACGAAATCAACACCCTTGGCGCCGATGATTCTGGGGCCGGTGGTGCCGGTGCTTCTTCCAGCGCTCCAGATTTCAGCGTATTCGATAATGGAGAGCTGGCTGGCAAGCTGGATGCCCTGACAGCCATCCTCGGCGGCGCTCTGTTCGCAGTCGGCGCTATCCTTGCATTCTCCGGCGCTAATATTCCACTTGGTATCGGCATGATGGCCCTGGGCGCCGCTATCCTTTACAAGGAAGCAGAGCTCAACTGGGAGAATCTTCCCAACCAGGTCCGGGATGCAATCAGCGGCGTGCTGGTCCTAGCGGGTATTGTAGCCCTTGTAGTTGGCCTGTGCCTGGCCCTGTCCGGTGCTAATATCCCGTTAGGTATTGGTCTTATCGCCATCGGCGCGGCCTCCCTAGCCGCTGCTGCGGGCCTTAACTGGGACGCTATGGGCAACACGATTTACGAGAAGCTGGCAAACATCTTCGTTATTGTCGGCCCTGTGATCGCCGCCGTTGGTCTGTTCCTAATTTCCACTGGAAACTTCCCTCTTGGCCTTGCAATGATTATCGCCGGCGCCGCTGCGTTCGGAGTGTCGCTGGTGGCCCTTAACTGGGATGCCCTGGGATCTACCACTAAAGAGCGCCTTGGGAATATCCTGATGATTATAGCGCCGTTCCTGGCCGTTGTCGGTCTGCTCCTGATGCTCTCCGGCGTGGCGTTTCCCCTGGGCCTTGGCCTGCTGATTGCCGGCTCTGCCGCCTTCATGGTGGGTTCCATTGCCGCACAGTGGGATAATGTGCCCAACACCACCAGGGACAAGCTGGCGCTGATCCTGCGTGTCGTGGGAGGCTTCTTGTTTGTGGTTGGACTGCTCCTCTGCCTGACCGGCGTGGCGTTCCCCATCGGCCTCGGCCTGATGATCGCTGGCGCGTCCGCTGTCGGCATTTCTGCCGTGATGGCAAACTGGGATTTCATCGTGAATAAGGTTGCTGACATCTGGGCCGGTGTTAAGCGGTACTGGAATACCAACATAGCCAAGTATTTCACGCTTAGCTACTGGAAAGAGAAGGGCAAAACAATTGTGTCTGGCATCGTATCCGGAATCAAGAGCGGAGCGTCTAAAATTACAGGGGCTATCACCGGAGCGGTCAGCTCCGGGTGGGATTGGATCACAGGGAAGAGCCGCAGCGCGTCTCCCTCCATGATTACCCCGGCAAGCATCACGCCGGACGATGTACCAGCCTTGGCCCGCGGCGCTGTCATCCCGCCCAACCGGGAGTTTCTGGCTGTGCTGGGCGATCAGAGACGCGGCAACAACATCGAAGCCCCGGAGGATCTGATTAGAAAGATCGTCCGGGAAGAGAGCGGGTCGAATCTCAGCGACCAGCTGCTCCGGGAAATCCTGGACGCCATCCGGGAGGGCAAAGTGCTTATGGTGGGCAAGAAGCAGCTCGGAGAGGTCGTGTCGGAGGTGCTGGCCAACCAGGCCAGAGCCAGGGGCGCGGCCACGATCCCGGTTGTATAAGGAGCGATACATGAAACCAATTCTAAAATTCGATGGGGTGGATTTTACCTGGATTCTCGGGGAGGGCGGCATCAAGTGGTCCCGGAACGACCTGGATTCTCAAAAGACCGGGCGCAACCTAAACGGAGAGATGGGCCGAAAGCGAGTGGCAGTCAAGCGAAAGCTGGTCTTTGACAACTGTAAGCGGATGACTACCGCGCAGATCAAGGCGCTGAACGCGGCCATTTATCCGCCCATGCTCCGTGTGACTTTCCTGGACGCCATCACCGGCGAACCATATACGGGCACCTTCTACGGGTCTACGGTGGAGGCGACCACCCAGATCTATGATGCGGATTCGGACGAGACATACTGGGACGGTGCATCCTTCTCCCTGATCGAGAGGTGATTTTATGCAGGCTACATCGGCTCTCTATAAGACCCTGCTCCAGAACCCGGAGCACCTCAAGGAGGTCAAGGTCACGGTGGCGGGGGAGGAGTACGGCCAGGACCGCATTCTTTCTCTCACCACCTCAGGAGGCCTCTATGCTTCCAACAATCCGGCGGTAGGCTCCGCAAGAGCGCGGGAAATTGACCTGGAGCTGCGGGACGCCGGAAGCATTCCCAGAATGGCTGAAATTCGGGTGTTCGTCCGGCTGGTGCTGCGCGATCTGCTGACCGATGAGGTGACCAGCGCCAGCGAGTGGCTGCCCAAGGGCGTTTTTTACATAGACACCCGAGCGGCGGATGATGCGGAGAACGGCTCCCTGTCCATCCACGGCTACGACGCCATGCTGAAGGCGGAGCAGACCTACCTGACGGACGGCGATACGGGGGAATGGCCCCGGCCTATGGACGTCGTGGCAGCTGACATTGCCCAGCGGATCGGGACGGCCATCGATGCCCGTACAGTCGTCCAGCCCTATGCGCTGGGCTATCCCAACGACTACACCATGCGGGAGGTTCTGGGCTACATTGCCGCCGCCCATGCCGCAAACTGGATCATTACGGACGCCGGTGAGCTGCGGATGGTCGGGCTGGCGGAAATCCCGGCGGAGACCTACAACTTAGTCAGCGAAGAGGGAGATGCAATCACGTTTGGAGGGGTGAGAATCCTTGTCTGATAAAACATTCGTTGGGCGCCGGATGTCGGCCTTTGAGAACAGCCCGACCTTCGCGCCATACTCCAAGGTGATTCTCTGGTACGACGACGAAAACGCGTTCACAGCCGGAGATGATACCGGTCGGACGCTGGAGGCGGACTGCCCCTGGGCCACCCAGGCCATGGCGGACGCTATGCTGGCCAACGTCCAAGGCTATGCCTATTCGCCATTTACCGCCACGGACGCCATGCTGGACCCCGCAGCGGAGCTTGGGGACGGCGTGACGGCCAACGGAGTCTATGGCCCGCTTGCGGCCATTGATACCAGCTTTGACGCTATGTGCGCGGCAGATGCTGCGGCACCGGCCGATAAGGAGATCGATCACGAATATCCATACCAGAGCCATTCCCAGCGTGAGCTGGCCCGGAAGGTGACACTTGGGGCCAGCTACTTCGGTACCAGGATCACCCGCCGGAACGGCCTGGAGATCGTCAAGACGGACGGTGAGACCGAGAAGTCCAGGGTGGTCCTCAACAGCGATCTCATGGCCTTCTACAACGACGACGGGACTGAGGCGCTGTACTTCGATGCCAACGCCGGAAAGTTCCGGTTTGCAGGCGATGTAGCCATCACCGGCGGTACCATGAATATCAACAACAACTTTGTGGTGGACGCCCAAGGAAACTTGTCCATCAACGGAAACATTAACCTGTCCGGCGGCACCATTACCTGGGGCGGCAATAAGCCCTCCAGCGGAATTTCGGAATCTCGCTGTAAAACGATCATCAATGAGGAA